GTCCCGAAAGGGAGCGGACTCGTGAGAAAATGTTCCAGAAGTTTCGATATACGGCTGGCCGCAATCGAAGCGGTAATAATATAGATAGGCGACCCCGAAAACTGCTGGCGCGAGCAGCAGAGTAAGTTTGGCACGCTGCGACATTCGGGGAGCCTATCACAATAGGTGGCCTTCAGTGCTTCAGGTGGATGGCTTGGACGTTTCTGGCGATAAACCTGACCATGGCGCGGGCGATGGCAAGGTTCGCCCCTGTCGTTCGTTCAATTTCTTCAAGATAGTTGGCAGCGTCAAGCATTTCCTGGTGGAGTTCGCGGCACGGCTCCCCCTTGAATGACGCTGACGCATTACCGTTTCGGTGCTCCGTGATGCCGCGCTGCCACTTCAACCGGCGAGCGTCCTCGAAGTCCATGCTGATGTAATCGGGTTCGCTCGTCGGTTTCTTCGTCATCGCTATCCACGCCCAAAATTTCATTGAGTAGAATAAAAAGGCCGGTTGAGATCCACATAGGCGCATCCCTCACGGCTCTGGTTGACCGCATCCCGCAGGAGTCGTCAGCGGGAATTCAGGCTAAAAGTAATCTTCGATCTTCTTTTTAAACTCTGGCGTTGCTACAACCTCATCCAGTAAATCGCCCGCCGCGCCAGTGATAGAAACGCCTCTCACTGTGGCGAGCACCGCCAGCATTGCCCGAGTCTTCGGGTTAATCAGCATGTTGACTGACAGAAGAACCTTATCCTTGGGTTGTTTTTCCTTCATACAGACACCCTGATCCGAAAGGGATGGTCTTGCTCCAGCCCGAGATTGATTTGCACCACAGCCGAATTGCAGGCGGACGGAGGCAAGCTGGCCTGCTCCGCATAGTTGCCCCTAGTAATTCCGGCAACGCGATGCCCGACCACAGCGGACTTCGAGAAGCCCGCACAGTTCACTAAAAACACGTCCCGGTGTTCAAGTTTCATGCGCTTATAGACGGGATACGGGCGCGACAGTCGAGCGCCAGCGTTCTTACAGTTATGTCCCATCATGTAAACCTCGGAGCCGGGGAAGCCTGCCGACAGGTGGTAAAGCTTGTTCAGTCCGGCGCCGGGAAGCACGCCGCCGCCATTCCCGTGCAGGTGGAAGAAGCTCGCCGCCGCCTGCGGAACGTGCGCGAGTCCGGTCGTCCCGATGAACAGGTCTTCACTGCCGAGCAGCTTGCAGAGTTCCTGATCGGAGGTCCTTCCGCCGTATTCGTTGTAATGGTGGCCTTCGCCAAGGGCTATCCAGCGGCCCTTCGTATGCTTTAAATGCTTCTCGAAGAGTTCGGCATTAAGTTCGAGGCACTTATTCCAAAGTACCTCCATGGCCGTGTCATAGATACCGGAGGCTGCGATTTTCCGGCGATTGGAAGGTGAGAGCGGGTCGATGTAATCACCGAGACCGATGTAGTAGGCCCCCATAGAGCCCGAGTAGTCAATGAAGCGCGAGAGTTGATCGTTGGCTGTGATTCCATTCTTGCCGGTCCATTGGATGTCTCCAATACCGGCAACGGTGAAGACTTTCTGGTTCTTGGGGATGCGGAAGGTTCTTAATTCCACAGTGGTAACAGTTCCATTCAGGCCGCCTCCTTGGGTTTAGTTACTGTGCGAGATCACTCATCGCCTTGACGCCGAGAGTGCCAGCCGCGCCTATCGCGGCCCCTTTCGCCAATGTTTTTCCGGCTTTTCTTAGCCGCGTTGGAATATTTTTACCCGTACCGATTCCAGCCGCATCCTTGACAACGCCACGCGTGAGCGCACGCTGCGCTTGGTACAAATTACCCCATCGAAGTTGATCTGCTGCCGCACCAGGAACCTTGCTCTTAATGGCCTGATTCAAGCCGCCATACATGTCGAGCATGACCCTGTTGAGATCCGCTTCGTATGGGTTCCCCTTCCATGCCGTACTGTCACCAATGCGCCTCTTGAGTGCATGCGCTTGTTCCGGCGTCAGGTTCTTCAGGTTTGGATATTCGGCCAAGATGTCATCGAGAATATTGGTCAACGATTCTTGGAAGGCCCGATCCGTGCGCTTCCCAATCCGCTTCGTGGCATTATTCAGGGCATCCATGACTGTCGGCTCTGCGTCCACGATGACGCCCGCCTCACCCGCCTTCTGTAGTTTGGCTTCGAGTGATTTGCCCGCTTGCTCCAGCGCAGGCTTGACCTTGGCGATAGTCGCTTCCTTTGATGCGCCAGTCAGTCCCTCTTTGATGAGTTGCGCTCCAGGGTCGGCCCCATGCATCATGTCGTCTGCGGAAACGCCCATCCATTTATTGAGATTCGGAGCCGTGATATTGGCCGGAAGTTTGGCTTTTATTTTCTCGAAGACACCCGCACCCTTCGGCAGTGCTTCACCTTCATGGCTACGGAGAACGGTCTTCGGCCCGCCTGCAGCCAACTTACTCATACCGAGACCTGCCGCATTGACCGTGGCGTTTTGCGCCGCCTGAGCCCATTCCGGAGATTCCGGCAATACTTCCGGCCCCTGAGTGTTCGGCGCAATAAATTCACCGAGGCCGCGCCCGACTTGCCTTGCTGGCTGCGCTACCGAATGGACTGCGCCTTGAACAAGACTCGATGCTAGCGGTCGCAGTGGGCCACCTGTCGCGATAGTCTTCAGCGCCTGCTCAGGAGTGCTGACCGATTCGACCGCGCTGGACATCGCGCCTGGAACTGCGCCAACCAATCCCTTGAACATATCAACAGGAGTCCGGAGAATCGCGCCCGTCTGCTTCAGTGCAACGTCGGAGGCCGGATCATCGCGATGCGCCGGTGCGAACATACGCGAATACCACGGCTGTGCTTCTGGAGTGGCATCGACTGGCATGCCATCCGACAATCCAAAACGCAGCGCAAGTTCGTCAACGATTTGTGCCTTTTCAGGCGGCAACGTATCCCGACGAGACAGCAACTCTTGAACGATGGCCTTTTTCTCGGGGTCTATTGCGCTCACTTCATCAACCTCTTTAGAAGTTCGTCGGTGGAAACATCCTTGAGGGCAGGATTTCCTCCTGAGCCGAATTCAGGCAGGCCAGCATTTTGTCGGATCATTCTCCATTTCATTTCGGCGCTCTCGCTGGTATCTCGGTAGGCGTCGGGCACCAATGGGAGCCAGATTTGCAAAATGTCAGCGTCTGACGGTCGCGACCCCTGAGTAGCCACAGCCAATGCTCCGGCAATCGACTTACGCGCATCCTGATAGGTGCGGAATTCCGGATCTGTGCCGAAAACTGCCTCTGCTCCGCGCTTGATGGCTTCGGCGCGTTGGGCTGGCCCAATACGTCGGACAATCTTGCGAGACAGTTCTTGGGCAGCGTCAATGGCGCGTGCCGTCGTGTTTCTGTTGGCGTCCTTATTCTTCATGTCCGCCGTACGGCCAGAGGCGAATTCGGAGCCGGGAATCTTCGGCACGATCTTGGTGACATCTTCACCCTTATCGTTGACAGTTTGAATCACCACACTAGGCGGCACAACACGTTTACGGTTCGCGTCCTGCGTTTGCCATGCATCGAAAGAGAGCGGATTGCGACCGGCCTTTGTCTCCTGATCGACATAGAAGTTGTATTCCTGAATCTGCGATGTTGGCGAACTGGATGACGCAGGCTTGGCAACCCAATCCTCAAAACGTTTAGGAGTTCTGCCCGCTTTTGTCTCCTGCTCCGCGTAAAACTGATATTCACGCACTGAGTTCGGCTCGGCGGCTGGAGTCGCTTCCTTCTGCGGCGACTCAAAGAAGCTGCCGATGGACTTCGCTTCATCGATGACGGTTCTGCCTGCCTTGCCATTCTTGACCGTTTCAATGACAGAGGTTTTCGGAGTTGCAGGCTTCCGCCGCTCCAGCGTGTCCTGCAAGAATTTGACGGACTCAGGAACGAGCGTCAGCAATTCGGGATCTTCGGCCATGCGGCTTAGGGCTTTTTCGTAATCCCCCTGCGAGTCCGCCATAATCTGCTGGACTCGCTGAACCGCTCGCGCCTTTCTCTGCTGTTCCGCCGCCGTACCCTGTAGTGCCTGCTGCCGCAGTTCAAGTTCCTGCCGTCTCAGGGCCGAGCCCTCCAGCATCGACTGGATCTCCGCAATCTTGCCAAAGCGGTCCACGGGTGACTGCGGCGGCTGTATCGGCCTCAACTGGAATGCGGGATTGACGAGTGCCATTTAGATTAGCCTCCTCAAGTCTTCGCGTAGGCGGTTCCCGAGCGGCGCAAGTTTGTCGCCCAAATTGGCAATCATCGCTTTAAACTCAGCTTCCGGATCGCCCAACAGCGGCTTGACGCCAAGCCATTGCATGTCGATGAGCGTTTGTTTCGCCTGATAATAGTGGTGCTTGTCGATCTTGGAGAACTCCACAAGGTAATCCTCAACCTGTCGGGCGATAGCCTCCTGCGTCTCGGCTTTCTGCTCAGGAGTCAGGGATTGGTCGGCGTTCAACTTATTGATCCCCTCCACAATGTAATCGTGGAGTCCGCCGGATTCGGTGAGTTCGTTCGCGGCCATGCGATCCGGACCATTGCCAAAGAGTTTCGGCAAGATAATCGCCGCTGCAATCGCCCCGCCGATGATGGGAATACCCACGGCCAGAGGCACTAATCCGCCGAGAGTGCCGACGCTGGTTCCGACATTTCCGGCAGTCGAGCCGATAGCGCCCAAGAGTCCGCCGCTGCCCGTAGTCCCGGCGGCGCCGATGGCTCCTGGCGCCGCCGCTGCACCGCCAGAACCGACCGCTCCCGCCGCGCCTAAAACATTAGGGAATGTCGTGGCTCCAATTGTTCCCGTCACTCCGGCCCCGCCTCCAAGGCCCGCAGCCGTGCCCGCTGCCGCTGCCCCGCCGAGTCCAGCAATGGTGCTTGTAATCGGTCCCACGCTTGAAGGGTCAGGGATCGGAATTCTTGAGTAAGCGGAATCGGGGGCCGTGACATTGGGGCCATTAATCATTTCTTGCAGTTTCTTAAAGTCCATCACGCCTTCAATGCCGCCCTGAATGCCAGAAATCATGTCTGTGAGCGCGTTCGCCTTCGCGATGTCGCCCGCCGCGAGCGCCGAAGCCCGCGCCGTCATCAGGTCCACCAACTGCCGTGAGCCTTCCTGACCGACCGCCACCTGCTGCATGTTGCGATTCCAGGCATTCTGAAACTCCTGGTTGAGCAAGTTCCCTCGGTACATTTCCCGCGCTTTCCATGCGGCGCCGCTGTTCAGCGAACCCGTAGACGCCTGCTTGCGGGCAAAGAGTTTGTCCCCTTCGTTGATGCGGAACTGTAGGCCGGGGTCCTTCAGCATTTCCTCAATGCCGAAGTTCGGGAGCTTCGCGAGTGCCTGAGCGCCCACGTCCGAGTACGGCTGAATGACGGACTCCGCCCGTGCTGCGCCTTCGTCCAGCTTGCGCGTGGCATCGCCTGCGGCATTGCGGTTGATGAGACCCCCGGCAATCGGGCCGATGAGGGCAGGCCCGTAGTCGAGAGCAAGTTTTCCGAGATCTGAGAGACTAGGCATTTTTAAGCTCCACTCACTTCTTCTATCCCGCTTACCGAAACTGTAATCACATCCTGAGTACTCGCCGTGATGCTCAACACTTGCGCTGCTGTCATGCGAGCGCCGAGCATCCCGAAAACTATCGTCGGCTGACCGCCCACCGGGATCGATAGCGCCTCGAAGATTTGTACGCTGTTCAAGGTTGCCGTCACCGTCACGATGGCCGCGCTCGTGTTATGAAACGTAAACTGCTGGATCGTATCGACGGCATTCGCAGGCACAGTGTAGGTTGTGGCTCCCGCGCCGATGACCCCGAGAACGAACTGCTTTGATTTGAGAGTTGCCATCGCGCTATAGTTCCCTCGTGCGGGTCACATTCATTGAAGCGTTTGCTGTCTTCATGGTTATTTTCATCGCTGCCTGTTTCATCTACGTTCTACTTAATCCACCGACCGGGGCATTGAATCTCATCCCCTAATCACTACCCTTAATCCTGATTGCACGAGACCGGCAGTCTCGCCAGCATCGCCATACCAGTTTGTCGTTCCGGAGCCTTGTCCGCGCTCATTCCATGAAACATAGTGATAGCCGATTCCCGTATAAAAAGTGTTGTCCACAACCATCGTGAAAAGGGCATCGTTAAAGGAAATCTTGGCGAAGCGCGGGCCAGTAAAGGCCGACGTAGTATCAAGCCCGACACCAACATAGGCCGAGCCGCCCGACTGAGTAATAGTTAAAGCGAGAACAGACGCTGTAATCGGTTCTTCGCTAACACCGACTACCATTTCAACTTTATTGCCAGCTATTGCTCGGGCCTGCCTCGTGGTTGCTGTCGAATAAACCCAAGTGTCTTCTGTCTCAATAACCGCTAGTGCTCGCTCAACACGGTTGTAGTAGTTCCAAATGAAACGCTTGCCGCCAACATTAGTCGTAGATCCACCGCCGAAGTCACAGGTGGCATTCGTGGCGATGGTGCGAATAGTGCCGACATAGCGATGATCGGTCGCCGCCGTCAGCACATAAACGCCATCCTGCTTAGTCAGTGCCGTGGCGCGGGTCGTGTCATCGGTCCATGCCACCAAAACCAACTGCTCCGTGCCGCCGTTGTAGTCCACAAACACGTCATAGTTCTTGTCAGAGGTCAGCGAAGAGAGTGCGAGCGATAATTCGCCGCCTGTGTAGTCGCTCCATGCCGCCCCGGTATAGAGCGAACAATGGAGGCCGTTGTAGGGAGTCCAGTACAGCGTGGATGTAGTTGTCACGTCGCTGGTTGTCACCGGGACGGCGGTCGTTGCCGATAGGCGGTAGTTATTGATGAATGGGAGCACATTTGCGCCGCCTGGAATAACTTCAAGTTCATTGCTGCCGTTGATTTGAACGGTTATACCGTCTGGCCGGACTGCCAGCGGACTACCAATCGAACCGTCTCCGTCGAGCGCACCTGCTGCATCAACGGCAACCGCTCCTGATGGCCCCCATTGATTCCACGAAGCGCCGTCGCTTTGCTCAATCAGGAACCCCTCATCATCGACGGAATAAAGAGTGCCGACGCTAACCGTATTTGCGGCAGGCTGCGAAGCGCGATCACCTACCAGTAAGAGATCTTCAATTCTGGAATATGGCATTTATCGTTCTCATTGTGTCGGTACGAAGGTCATTACAATTTGTCCGAAAGAATCAATGACAATTGCCGGGTCCATTGGATCAGTTGCATCCGTCACCGGAACCCAGTAGCCAAAAGCAAGGAGTTCATCGAGCTTCAGCGGTCGTTGAGGCGAAGGCGTCATCATGAGAGAGCCGCGCAGAACAACGTCGGCCATGAACTGATCCGGATTGACGGCGGGCGTCACGGGCTCAGACGGGAACAATGCCGCCGCGCTCGCATCCGTATCGCTGCTCGACTGCGCCAGCAGCATGTCAAAGATGCGCTGGAGGTACTTCGAGGCTCGCCCGTCGTTCTCGATGAGCACATTGTTCCAGTTGATTGGAAATTTCAGCGGCATCAGCGTTTCAAGGCCTCCGGTTCGCCTATGTAGGCTTCGTCTATGGCAATCGGGACCGCCGCGCTGCTGCCAATCTCAAATACGCGCTGCCGTCCTGAGCCTAAGCGGTCCCAAATCAACTGTTTCGAATACTGCCCCGACTTGCCGATGCTACGGTAGAGTTCATTGCTCCACGACTTACCCCAATCATTCGAGTACTTCAGGTAGATGAGCGGGTCGAACTCCGGAGAAAGCGTCAGGTCGTCGGCCCACGGAAGTTCAGACGTAGGATCTGACGCCGGCACGTTGGCCGTAGGGCAGGCTTCCGACCATTCGCCAATCGTGAAAGCGTCTGAGGTCGGCAACAGTGAAGTCTTAATCCAGTTGAACACGAGACCCAGGCCCGCCGTACCGGAGCGGCGCAAGGTGACGAAGTAGGTTTCGCCGTCCATTTCGACCACCTTCGCAGCTAATTCCTGCTCGGGGATACCTTCTCCGAGAATGCTGTAGATTGGCCCCGCCTGATCTTCTTCCGCCCCACTTGGCGTTGGAGTCATATATGGCGACTCGATGGATTTATGCCATGTCCACGTCGGAACGCTATTGTCGAACTTGTTCCCCATGATATGTAGGAGACCGCCCGCGAAGGACATAGCGGTTTGCGGATAGAGCGCGGTCCCGGAGGCCATGAAGGTTGTTCCCGTAACGGCCTGGTTCACGTCTTCCAGGATCATGTCATCGACGGAAGTAAAAATCGCATAGCGGGCATCTTCCAGCGTGCGACCCGGAACGGCAATCTTGGTACTGCCACCCTCTTCCCATGTGCAGTAGTCGCCTATACAGCGGCCCTGCTGCACCTGAGAGAGCGCCCCGCCCTCAAATGTAACTGTTACAACGGAATATGACCCATCGGCCCTGCGGGTCTGAAATGTGTAGTGACCAAACCCAGGAGAGACCGAGTTGCCACTGCCTAACTGCACGCGCCCGTCGTTGTCGGCAATGGCGCGGGCACAGACGAAGTGCCATGCAATGCCAGCCTGCTCTTCCTGTTCTTCGGCGCTCCACGTCGCGCCGCTATCAGTAGAGATCCGGAAACCATACCGGAAGTAATCCGTGCCTCCGACATCCTCGGGATCGGTGTCATACATGCAGCCGAAGTTGCCATTCGCGAGTACGGTCATACTCACGCAGCCGCCGTTATCGTTTGCCCCGCCAGCCATGATGGCAGCAGAAGCTACAACTTGAGAATCGAGCAAGGTCCAGGTCGAAGTAATCTTGCTAAAAATGTGGCAGGCTACACGTCCAGAGCCTACGGCCTCTTGAGTGCCAACAAGAATGTAATCAAGGTCGCCGTTTTCGGTGTCCTTGTCGTGGCAATCAAAACTAAGGATGTTATTCGTCAATACCGGAAATACGTCATCGACAAGGGCCCACTCTTCCCCGAAATTAGTCGTCTTGGCGACAACCAGGCGTTTCTCATCGTTCGGGTCGCGCCCGATGAAGAAGATTTCGCCGCGCTCAGTTCCCATGAAGGGGCCAACGCGGGAGTTGTGCTCCCATACAAATTCAATGTCGCCGGTCAGAGCACCGCAGGCTTCATCCGGAACCGGAAGCACCGGAGTCACCGCGCAGGTCGGGTCCGCAAGATCCCCGAGGGGACGCCCGACGCCCGTTTCCATGCCCAATTCAAAGCGCGGATAGCTGACGTTATAGCCCTCTTCGTTGATGATCGGAGAGCGCCGCAGCCACGGCACGCGAGTACAGTCGTCAGTCTGCACGTCCGGAGTCATCATGTAGATGGCCCCATTGCTGCGATCCCCTACCAGTTGCCGCCCTTTAATCGGGTCACAGGTGGAAAGACCACGGTGCGCGGTCCACGTTCCGGTGGATTCGATGTAGCCGAGTTGCCGTGTCCAGTCCCCCGTGGTCGTGTCGTACTGCCACGTCATGCCATCGGTAATCGCGCCATTCCCGATGTCCACAATGGCAGTCGGGAAGGTCCAGCGGATAACGATGTGCCCGTTCCATGTCACCGTCCAAACGTAGCAGTCCGAAATGTCGCCGTAAGTGCGGAGTTCGGCGCTGATAATCTGAGAAAAAGGAATGACTTTCGGAATGTAGCCGTCCGCCTGCCTGAAAATGTAGTGCTCGTCGATCCAGAACACGCTGTTATTGCAGGCAATGGCGCAATCGGGCGAGGCAATGCCCGTTTGCATGGCTCCCGAAGGGTTTGGCTTGAACGGCTCGTCCGGGTCGCCGGGATCGTTGTAGAAGATTTGCGTGGTCTGTGCCCCAAAGACCCAAATATCGACGTTGCGGTCAACAATCAGCGCGATGAAGTTGTCATTTGCGGACTCAACCGACCGGAAGTTCAGCGGATCGCCGTCGCTTGCGTCTCCAGGCTCCGAGTAGAAGAACCCGTCACCCTCAGAAGACAGGAACAGGAAGTAGTTGTTAATCAGTTGAACCTGAGTCACCGCCACGCCAAACCATGTCAGTTCTGCCAGGGCCGCTTCGAACACGCGGTAGGCACGCTGCGCCGAGACAAACACCAACTGCGTGTCCGCCGGGTCCGAGGTCATGGTTGCGGGCCGGCCATTGTTCGCTACTGGCCCCTGCGAGCCGCGAGAGACTAACTGCGCCGTCTGTGCATAGCCGGGAACGGGGGGATCAATCTCGAAGTCGAATTCATAAATCTGATCCCCGATGATGGCGAAGATGCGCGGGTTTCTGTCGGCGGGTTCGACCTCGATACGGGCAAACACCTGAAGCATGCCGACCACGGGAAACTCGTCGGCAGGGTCCCATACACGCATGAGGCCGGGAGAGCGGTAGAACTGCTTGCGGCGAAGCCGTTCATTGACTTCGAGGTAAAGGTTAATCGTTTCCTCACAGCCGAGCCTCGGGCTTGGTGTCCGATAAGAGGGCCCGACAAACTCAGCAAACTTCATTCTTCAGTTCCCAATGCAATCGTAGGCGATGGCGCTTGCCGCCGTGCCTGTAAACGTGATGGACGTTCCCGAGGTGCGCGTAATCCTCACGGGCGCCGCCGTGGTCTCGTCCGCCGCCGTGCAAATGTACGAAGTGCTCCCGCTGAAGGTACTCGCGCCACTCAGCGTGACGGTCAGCGTGCCGCCTCCGGAAAGCGTCCCGGTCCCGAAGATGTGCTTCACGTCCGTTTTCTGTGTGCCCGTATTCGAGTAGGCTTCCGGATGAAGTACTAGGTTGTCAACTGGAGTTGTGGAGCGCACCACTATCGGGGCCCTTCCCTGTGGAGCCTCAGAGATCAACTGACCCGTAGCCGTGACGGAGCCCGCCACTCGGATATTGGACGCCGTGGCAAGGTTCGGGCCCGTGACGTTATCCCTCGTCGAGACGACAGGCCCCACCGCAACGCCATTGCAGGTGTTTCCCGTCCCTCGGGCATACACCACGATCTTGTAGGCTCGTGCCTCGATAAAGATGGAGACTTCGCTGCCGGAAACCGCAGGCCGTCCCGCCACGCCCAGGCGTATTGGGTTCTGGTTCACCGAAGTCAGCGCCTCATCGCTATAAGTCCGCAACGGAATGGTCGTCCCTGCCTGATAGGTGCAGACAAAGCCGCTGACATTCGCGAGGCCGGGACCATTGAAGAACTGTTGCTGAGAAAACGGCAATGGAGCCCCGGAAATCGGATCGCCTCCCGGCGTCGGAGACGGAATCGGGGGTTCAACCGGAGCCGCCGTCACATCAAAGTCATCACTGGTATCCCCGGTCAGGAATGGCGAAGAAACGCAAAGCGAGAAGTCCATGCCGGTGCCATCGACTACTTTCAAGTCGCCAAAGGTCGCAATTCCGGCGACTGCCGCCACGCTTAACATGCCCGTGAGCGTTCCGGATGGAGAGCCCGTGCAAAGTTCCACCGTCACCACATTCACCGACGTGGTTACCGTCGCGTTGTCCTCGTCTTGAACTGCAACCGTGATGATTCCAAGGTTTTCGGTTTCCGTAACGGAGGCCGTTGGCTGTGAGGTAAACGTCAGTTGCGTCGGCACCGGAGGAATCTGCGGAGGTACAGCGACACCACCAACCAACGGGTGCGGGTAATCGTAAGGCTCATAGAACAGCGTCCACGTATTCGTCGCCGTGCATTTGAAAAGTTGACCCTGCCCCGTATAGAAGGGATTTGTTCCCGCGTTCCATGAACCTTGATTGGTCGCCCAATAAGAGACGCCCGTAGTACAGGTGGCAGGACGGGCCGCGAGCGTGCCCGCACCAACTCCAGATGTGCCGTTAAAACTCGCCGTGTAGAGGTAGTATTCCGAGTTCGCCTCCATCACGTCTGGTTCGTAAGAGACCCACAGGGAACCGCCGCAACCGGGGCATGTCGTGAACGTATTCAGCCATTCATAGATGGGCTCCAATGCTTGCCGAGGCCATGCGCTCGGACTGGATACACCGACCCCGGTTGCGACATTGACGACGTTTGGGAAGGCTCCAGAGAGCAAGTCTCCAACGCCGTTACCGGGCTGATCGATGCACCGCTTGCCTGTGCTCGTGACTGTGTTCTGATCCCAATTGGAACCAATGCCATTGAAGGACGTGCCGCAGAAGCCCCAGCCATTCGGAGTAGCCGTTTGCGTGTAGGTCGTGTTATTCCGGCGCATCGAATGCGCGGTAACGAAGTTCGAGAGCGTTCCCGGCGCATTGTTACCCCAAATGACGCCGGTTCCGGAAGACACGAAGAAGCCGTTGAATTGAGGTGAGCCGTTCGCTCCGAGAGTGAAGTTATTCGAATAGATTTCCCATGCTCGGCAACCTCGGGCCCGTCCGGAGCCACCAGTCGGATGCGTCTGCGTGCCAGCGCCCTGAATCGTGTTAAACCGCACCACGAACTTGCCGGCATGGAAGCAATCCTGAACGCTGGCGTCCGCACCCTGGTTGTTGATGACATTATCCTCAATGAAGAGGAAATCACTCCCGCCAAGGCCGGTTGCTGCTGCCCATGCCCCGTCACCTTCGCCGCCCGCGTCATAACCCATGAAGTGCTGCGTCACGATGCGACCGCGCCCCGGAAGGTCGTAAATCCCGTGGTCGATGACCCCACGAACGTAGCCGAACATTTCAAAGGCGGTCGGCACGTTGAAACTCAGTGCCGGATAGAAGGATGACAGCATGTTGAACCGGACATGATCCACGCGAAACGCCGTAGAGGTTCCGAACACATGGAAAAGCGCCTGCTTGTAGTTGGAATTGCTCGGAGTGCCGCCCTGCCATGTGATCCCGTACATCCGGAACGAGGCTGCGGGATTCGAATTTAGCGTAATGCTAAAAAGCGGGCCGACAATTGCGGTCGGATTACTCGGCTGTGGGAAGTAGTTATCAACGATAACTGTCTGGTTGTTCCCGCCAACAATGGCATCCGTCCCCGCGCCCCTGAGAACAAAAGTTGTGGCTGTGGTCGGCACCGTGAGGGTCATTTGCGAAGCCCATCCCATACCGGAAGGACACGAAGGAATGGATAGGGTTATGGTCGAGTTCGTATCGGCTTCTGCTGCCGTTTTTGCCGCAAGCACATCCGCATAAGAGCAACTCGTGGCAACGAAGGTCCCGTTACTCGGAGGAAGTCCGCCGAGAGCCGTCAGCAGAGTCGTCATGTTGACGCCGGGGTCGGTTCCACCTGTGCCCATGCCCTTATAGGTGGAGCCCACGGCAAGCGCATAGCCGCGAATGTCGCCGCCCGCATCCGCGTCCGGGTAGTTGACAAAACCTACCAATGAATCTGTAGCGACACGGAAAGAATTCGGAACCTGTCCTGCTCCCGCAGGATCATTTGTCAGCGAGCCACTCGTGACAACGATGTTTTTATCTTCGACAATGCCAGCCGGAGGCCATGCTGCCGTATACCCCCCTGGAGTGTTGAAATTGAACCCGCTGTTACCGTAGTTAAAAATGTTGTCCTTGATTGTGACGTTCGTCTGTCCGGTATCATCCCCGCCAAGATTGATGACTGGATTGACCGCGTTGTTGTTGCGGATCGTATTGTGCGTGATGGTGACATCTTCACCGCCAGCCGTCTGGAAGATGCCGCTTACGCCTGCTGTGCCGCACGTTGCCGTGATGTTTTGCCACAGGTTGTTTGTGATGATGATGTCGTGACCGGGAACATTGCTGGTAGTAAAATTGCCGGATGCCTGTGCGCCATTCAGCGGGATAAAAACGCCGTTAGCGTCTCCAAGTAATAGGTTGTTCTGGAATGTGTTATTCGCGATGGTATCCCACGGATGTCCACCATTCGAGCCAGTCTGCGCGACCTCAAACGCGATAGACGCCGAACATGCACCTTCAAATGTATTCGCCGTATAGGTGCAGTTGAGGCAGGTTTTGACCTCGATATAGTCCTTTGCGCCTCCCGGCCAACGCACCTGCCACCACGGGTTTTTGTAGAGATAATTCAGCGTGGTCGTGATGTCTTCGGGCTGCGTGCCTTCCCATTGAGCATTCCCGCCGTTGGAAGGAACAACGCTGAGACCGCCGACGCCGTAAGGAGAAAACGTGACATCGTTCCCCATGATGGTATCGATCTCAACAGCCTGATAGCACTTCGGGTTATTGAAATCCGTCTGGCAGTCGTCAGTGCCCGCCGGGACTTCCAGCGCAACCACAGTCCCGACCGTAATGCCCGTCACATTACTGAGTGTTGCCGAGCCCGACATGGGCGAAGAAATCGTAGCCGTGTGCGAAGGATCGACGGCAGAAGCCGCCCAAAAGATGTTATTGAAGAACGCCTCGATTCGGTTGTTCTGAATCAGGATGTCATTGCCGAGACCGCCAAAGATTCCGTAGGAGTCCCACAGCGTTGTGGTGCCAGGAAAGTAGCCCGCGAAGCTGCCAATCCAACTGTTCTTAACCGTGAGACGCACGCCACCTAGGCCGATACCGCGCCCCGCATAAATCTCCTCTACCTGCGGGTGAAGGTTGTTCGCCGTGACCTCGGGATTATGAATAAACATCCGGTCGAAGGTGATGTCCTGCGTATTGTAGAGTTCCGCGAATGTCGCATTGCCGCCATTCGAGCCGTTGTTTGCAGTCTGAATGAGCGCGGTCGATATATCGGTCGTGTTGTTCGTGACCTCAAGGCAAACGAATGTCCACCAATGCGCGTTGACGTTAACGGATATTGTAGGCGGGCCATTACCCACCAACTTCGGCATTGCCGCAACGTGGACGGGCGGGTTCACCCGCTCTCCCGCCGCAGGGCATCCGGTCATACTGGCCGGTCTTACGGTAATCGTGTCCGCAGAAGTCCCGGCACAAACGGTTTTTGCGCCAAACTGGAATCCGCCAAGAGCGGCGTAGGTTGCGCCCGCCGTCAGGATAATGTTGTCGCCGCAGGCTGAGGCGTTGATAACGGACTGGAAGCTATTCCCATTGTCGATAGCATTCGCGCCCGTAGGAACAACGCGGTCGATGGCCTGTAGGGGCAAAGTAATCGCCAGGACAAGGAAGACAGGCAAAAAAAGTCGTCTCATTAATTTCCTATGCAGTGATAAGCCACGGTATCCGTCGTAGTCCCCGTGAACGTGATAGAAGTTCCCGACGTGCGTGTCACCTTGACCGCAGCCGCCGCCGTTTCATCGTTGGCCGAACAGACGTAAGTGCTATTGCTGGTAAATGCCGCCCCACCGGAGAGCGTAATCGTCGCCGTGCCTCCCGAAAGCGCCACGGTGCCATAAACATGGCGGACATCCGTCTTTTGCGTTCCTGAGTTGTTGTAAGCCTCCGGATGCGCCGTCAGGTTATCTACAGGAGTCGTGGATTCCACCTCGATAGGCGCGGTTCCGGTTGCCACCGTCGAAATCAGTTGATCTGTGGCGGTAATGTCGCCATCCACTGTCAGACCAAAGGCAAACTGCGCGTTCCAAGCTGTAATGTCATCGCGAACCGAGATTTCGGCACCGACAACCTGCCCGTTGCAAATGTTTCCGGTGCCGGGGCCATAGACGATGATCTTGTAGGCCGCCGGCGACAGGAAAATCTGCACTTCGGTTGCGCCGTTCGCGGGTCGCCCTGCGCCGTTAAGCCGTATCGGGTTCGTGTTCGCGACCGTCAGCGCGGCATTCGAGAATGTGGCCTGCGGCGTGGTCGTTCCTGCCGCGAAGGTACAGACAAAGCCGTTCGCCAACGGTAATCCTGTGGCCCCGAAAAACTCCTGTTGGACGTATGGCAACATGACGCCCGTTTGTGCCCATAATGGGCTGGAGATCGAGGCCACGAGCCCGAGAATGAGGACAAATCGCTTCATTTAAAGTCGTCCGGCCAAACTGCCTTAGCTTGATCGAAGAGAGCCTTCAATGTTGCCTTCAAAAGCAACGCATTCTTACTGTTCGGATTCTTGATCGTGCTTGCCGCCGCCATCAGCGCGGATTGCAGCAAAAAGATAGGCCACATAACATTTACTCCTTTGGTTTTCCGTTACCGTTTGGCTTCAGCGAAGAAACCATCTTTTGCATGTTGCCGCAAAGCGCGTGGGCCGCTGCGTATGCCCACTTGTGCATATAGCTGGCATCGTGTGGAAGTTCCGGCATCGTGCCGAGAGTCGAAATCAGCACGTAATAGCCAATCAGACAGAGAATCCCGTTAGAGTTGATCCATTCAATCATTCAGTCCTCACTTCTCTCTCAGTGCCATCTGGTGACATTCCGCTAAGCGGTTAAACCATCCTTGCCCGTAGCGAATCACCGAAGGGTGAAGCGCATATTGGAAAGCGCGGCGTGCTACAAACTGCGCCGTGATGTACTCGACATCCGCACGCTGCGCCGCCTGCAAGGTCTCGGTGCCGATAATGCCGTCCTGCTGAACCTTCAGAGCCTCTTGCAGCATCCGGATGGCTTTCCGTGGCCCCTGGTTTACCGCCGAATCAAACAGCACGAAGCCAATCGGCTGCGGGAAAGAACCGCACTGGCATTGCTGCCAGTAGTCCCGGAAGTAGATGCCCTTCGCGTCCTCGACCGTGAGTTTCGGAATATCCACATCGGGATATGCCTTCTTCGAGATCCCGAACTTGGTCTCGCCGCCCGAGTCATGGGCATCATTGGAATACCCGCCCTCATGGGCCAGAACAAAGCCGACTGCACGATCAAATGGGTTCATCGCCTAAACTCCCAAAGACGTTTCCAAATCTCTCCATGTTCCTCGCGGTTCTCTTCCAGTTCGCGGGTATGCGCCTCCAATGTCTCCAAAATTCGCCCGACCCTCACGGAGCCGATGACGAGAGCCGCCACACCTACGGCATTAATCGCGAGGTTCAGCCATTGAAGCGCAGTCGCCTCCATTACTTCACCGTCACCGTTTTTTCAGCGGTCGCCGTCAAGCCTTCGGCGTCCCGCGTTACCGCTCGCCATGTCACGGCGCCCTTTTTCTTGTAGGGCTGCGTGTTCCAAGTGTAGGTTTTCTGTGTCGTCTCGTCGCCCTCCCAAACCTTCTGCGCGTTGCGGTAGAGTTCGGTCCACACCACGCCCGCATCGTCGGTCATCTTCAGGAGAATCTTCTGGTTCTTCACCGCAATGACGTTGCCTGGAGGTAGTGCCGGATCGAACGTCATCGTCAGCGTTGGCGGCTTATTCACCGGGGGCTGCGGTGTCGGGTCCGGAGGAATCGGCGGCAAATTCACGCCCTTCGGCGCGTAGTATGGCGTCCATACGTTCGGCGCCGAGCAGCGATAGAGCACCTTCACCTGCGTGTCCCAAAAGGCCACGCCGGGAGTGCAGGTTGCGGGCCGCTGCTGAACAATAAGAAGAGCCAGAAGAGCGACTTTCATGGCTTAAACACTTATCACCGTGAAATTCACGCGCACGGTCATGGTGTTTGCGGCGGCTCCAGCCGTAAAATCCGCATCATTCGCCGCTTTTACACGAAACGGCGCATTCATCATGGCGCTCGCAAGCCCATTGGCATACATACCAGAAGACGAAGAGTGTGCCGCATCGGCAATAGACTGGATTCCTCCGATGCCGAATGCAGCGGTTTCGCCGTAATTGGCGGTCGGGGCCAAAAGACCACTCACAGAGCCGTCAGCATCGTTATAGGCCGAAGAAATTGGGGTATTCGTTCCTACAAGAAAATCAATTCGAGCATCCGCATCAATGCCCGTGTAATCCGTGGCTATGCTGGTCGATATGAAGACATTTACCGGAACGATAATTTTACGCGGGCCAGGTGCGGGAGCAATTTCCACGGCAGTAGTACGCAGCGGCACAATTTGGGCATGAGTCAGGGTGCGAATAGCGCAAAATAGCCCACCACCAACTCGGTAGAGGCTCCAATTCGTTCCAAGTTCAGCAAGTAGCTCTAGTTCCTGCGTGAAAATGTCCGCCAACTGGATCGCAAGGTTTTGAGGGTTGAGGTAGCTTTTAACTGACATTTTTATCTCCCGTCGTAAGTCGTCACATAGTTCGGGCCGCATTCAAGGCCATAAAGTGCCGTACCGATGAACGCGGGGTCCGCATCATTCAACTGGCTGTAAACCTGCCGTGCGCCATGCGCCTGAATCTTCAATTCCTGAGTCACGGCCTTGCCGAAAGGCGTACACAGGCGCTCGGCCAGCGTAAACGTCAGCGCATCTTCAAGAGCGGGGGGCATGTCGATGTTGACCGCAATCGTCGGCGTGTCACCGCCCATCGTGATGGTTTCCAACTGCGAGCCGAAGTACAACTTCAGTTCGTCCGTCAGCGATACTGGATACGGCAGCGGGTAGATCGTGCCGACCGGGAAGCCGGGGTTGTAGTAGATCCGCAACGGCTGACCGCTTTCCGTTGACGGCAGCGACCATGTTTGAAACTCGCGCTTAAAGATGATTGGCAGGTCGATCTCATAGCCGCCCGAGAGTACGAGCTTGGCGCGATTGATGGTTGGAGGCCGCACCGCCGTACCCGTGCCCGTAATGATGAAGTCCGCGCCGCTGCCGGTCGGCCCGAGCGTGTAGCCTGTCGCCTTGCTGACAGTCCATGGGAACGACTGCGAGAACTCGAAATAACTCATGCGCCCGAGAGCCCGCCAGCGATCAACGATGCGGTTGTAGTGGCTCAAGGCCAGCGCGTTATCTTCCGCGTTCGGCGCAGACTCGCCCGCTCCCATCCGGTTGATGTCGAGCAGCGCGTTAATGATGATGTCTTGCGGCGAGGGCAATGCCTACCTCCGGCACTTCTTGATTTCGGCTTCGAGTTTCGCAATCCGCGAAATCGCATCTAGTAACTGCGATTCAAGGGCCGCAACGGATTCAGCGGTCGCGAAGTTCGGCCCCGACGTCGAGTTCTTGTATTCCTCCACAGCGCGGGCAGTTTCTTCAGCCGTTTGCTTTTTCCCCATTAGTTCTCCTTTGCGAGTTCTTTGGAAATCTTTGAATGCTTCTCCGCGAAGTCTTTGTATCCCGCCATACGGTACGCCATCGACAGCGTTGTGTGCGCCATGCGGTCCTTTGGATGCTCCGCGACAAGGGTTTCAAGTGCGGTCAGTTCTTCAGCATCGCGCCCCATTTCCTTCAACAGACTCAGGCGGACCCCTCGGGCATAGATCATTTCGGGGTCTAACTTGATGGTCATGTCCACATTCGCCAATGCCCCTTCAAAATTGCCGCGCTGCGTCTCGCAGAGCGCAATGTATGTGTAAGCCAGCGGTACGGGTACGCCCCGGCGCGCGTGGAACTCCCCGGCTTCACACTTCTGGTTTTCCAGATAGACCGCTGCGAGGTTCACATGGGCCGCACGGAACGCCGGATAGCGGTCGAGCGTCTTCTGGAGCAGTAATTCCGCATCAGCATGGCGCCTCGCCTTTATCAAAGCCGCCGAGAGGTTCAACACGGCGCGTTTCTTGGCCGGGTCCTTATCGTGCGCGTCTTGCCAGAGGTCGATCACCGTGGCCCACGCCTGGTTTCGCTGGACAGTGCCCGCCGCAAGTGCCGCGATAGTCAGGGCCGCGAGCACAGGCGCTAGTCGTAGCCGTTGGAGGCGTCGGCATAGAGCCCCACCCATGAGCGCGACCCCGAGACCGAGAACATAGGCGCGGTATTCAAAGAGCGGTTCGGCAACAAGGATGACCAAAGCGCCGAGAATCGGGCAGCAGAGCAGGGCCCATAGCGCCATTCGGATATCTACGGGTATCTTTTTGGATAGAGCCAGCGCCGCCATCGCGAGAATAATTGCCACCGCCGCGATCCATTGCCGCCCGAAAACCATCGCCGGATCAGGAGATAAATGCAGTGGCACCAAAAGATTTCCGAGAGTATGAAAAGCGTATCCATTCAGAACGCCCCGCAAGTGCTCACTGACGGTCGGCCACGCGCCGTAATTCATGATGAGATCCGGCACGGGCATGATTTCGTTGGATAGCGGCGTATTGAAAATCGTTTGAACGTAAGGGGCCGTGAACATGATCCCGACGAGACCGAGAGCGGCAGCACACAGGAGTATTTTCGCCGCCGTCTTATGCCCGTTGATGATGGCATAGCCGAGAAAGAGCGCAGGCGCAATCAGCGCCTCTTCCTTGCAGAGGACGCCGAGAGCGAGAAAGGCCGGAGTCGCGACCCATTTCCAGATTCCGGGCAACTTCAGCGCCGCGAGCGCCGCAGCGAAGACAAACATCGCGGCCATCATGGAACCACGCGCGTAAATGTAGGCCACCGAGGACGAGAAGAACGGATGAACCGCGAACAGGAGAGCCCCGAAGGCCGCAGAGATTGGATCACCCCCTAACAAGTGGTCAACCAGGAAGAACACCAGCGCCACTGAAACAAGGTGAACGTAGAGATTGACGAGGTGAAACCCGAACGGATTCGCCCCGCCAATCACGTAATTAATCCAGTAGGTGAAGTACGGCAAAGGCCGATGCGCGATCCCCATTTCGTTCGCGACGAAATCGGTCATGGTTCCTTCAAGCCAGCCTTGAACCGCCACGTCATCGAACTGAAACGCTCCCGTCAGCGAGTTGGCATAGACCGCCGCCGTAATGACGAGAACAATAGCCAGCAGGGTTGACTTCATTGACTCCTGCCATAGATCAGGAATCCCGTTACCGCCCCCGTGGCCGTAGTGATACAGAAATCCGGCGTGACGTTCGGTGTGGCGTAATTCGGCGTCACCTGCCAAATCGGAAGGTAGTGGACGAACGAGATATTACACTCGTCGCACAACCGCATCGCCCCGCCAAGGTTTACCCCGCCGGTGCCGCAGGCCGTGCCCGTGCCACGACTAAACTGCACGGTCGTTGCCAGCGTGTCCGCTGAGACGACAAAGCCGCAAACGAAGGTTGAGCCGCCAGCAGATCCAGAGACGAGTACAGCAGCACTGCCGCTCGCCAACGAAATGGTTGCCGACTGACTACAAACACCCGCCTGCGCTTCGACTACGGGAGTCGGCGCGATGAAGAGAAGACTGACGCCGAATGCGAGAATGAGAACTACAGAAAAAAGACGTTTCACGAGACCTCCGAAAAACTCCGGCCCATCCGAAGACAGGCCGGAAGGATTGTTAGAAGGTGCACATCACCGGCGTTTGGACCGATGTGAACGTGGACGGAACGGTAATCGCCGGAAGAGTTCCGAAGGTTCCCGCTCTCGCGTTCCCTACAATGTCGCCGTAGGACATCAGCGAACCCGCAAGGCCGAACGTCGCCGTAGCGCCCGTGTTCTGGACGCCGACGAAGTACCTAGCAGGCCCCGTGATAAACCTCGCTGAAGTGAAGGAAATGTCCCACATCGTTGAGGCTGTGCCGCCGGAGATTCCCGCCGTCGATGCATTCGCCAGCAGGCTTCCCGCGTTGTCGTACAGCGTCACCAACGTCAGCGAAGTGCCGACCGTCGCTCCGTTCAGGACCGAGAGACCTGTCACCCAACGGCTGTAGGGAATCTCGATTGAGGACACGTAGACGGTTCCCGCGCCACCTGTGGTCGAAACCACTGTGGGCGTGAAGTGAAAGTTGCACTCGCGTGGTTCCTGGTGAACCGCATCCGGCAACGTACCTGCCACCCACTTACCGCCGAGACAGTCCGCCATCGCCACGGCCTGACCGCCGCTAATGACGAAGTTCGGCTGATAGCCCTGAGTGGCACGGGTGCAGGTTCCGGTCGGCTGGCTCTGAAGGAATACGCCCGAGGAACGTCCGGTGCCTGCATCCCAATTACCGCCAGGACCGAAAACCACAGTTGCGCCCGAAGGATGAGCCACGAGTGGCCCGCCCCCTTGCGCCTGAAGGGTAATCGTGGTGCCCGAAACGGCGGTCACGCGCCGATAGTCCTTCTCAATCAGGACATAAGCGTTGGTGCCGTTGACGGTAGCCGCAAAACCCGTGGCACTGGCAACGGTGATTGTAGTTGCGCCCGCTGCCATCGCTCCCGAAAGCGTGGTTCGCACGGGAGCCGATTGCGCGTGGGCCGTTACGGTCGCGGCCAGAACGAAGAAAAGCGTGTAGAGTGTTTTCATTTTCATGGTTTTTCTCCTTACGCCCCGATTGCGGTAACAGCCGAAGAGGTGTCACCGAGCAGTTTGCCGAAGCCAATGCAGCAGTCGGCTCTCCACCGCCATTCGAGTGTTTCCGGCACGTACCAGCCGAGGATGGCGATATTGATTCCGGTGTCGGGATCAATGTAGCTGGACACCGTTTCAAAGCTGCCTTTCTTCGGGCTCGGGACTTTCGCGCCGACGATGGCAAACGCATCGTTGGTGAACGTGACGCCCATCTTTCCGCTCTTCGCCGTCGCGTCGGTCATCGTGTACCCGTCATTGAAGGTCACCGCGTCCAGAGCAACAGGAAGCCGGGAAATGTTCTGATAGGGGTTGCCGGGGCCAAACAACGGCTCAACCAGGGGCACCGTCACGACGTTCGCCGCAGCGGTATAGGTCTGACCGGGATCGCCCGCAACTGTCAGGTGACGCCTGCGGAAGAGCGAGGCCCGCGTGAAGGGGTTCACGTCTTCGCAGTTTGCGACCGTGATGTAGTCGCCAGCCTTGATCGTGTCGCCCGTGGCGCAGCCGAGAACGATGCTGGTATCGCCGTCCACCGAGGACACGCTGACCGTGATGGAAGCAACGGTGGCAATGACGCCCGTGGTGTGGGAGTAGAGCGACATGGTTGTGCCGATGTCGTAACCGGAATAGCGCCCGATGACGCCTTCCGTAAAAATCCGCTCGCCATTCGCCGCGTTGAACAGGTTGATGGCGTTCGGCGTACCGGACACCATGGAACGATGCGATTCGGGCGAAATGTACATTCCGGCTCGCAGTTTCCCGTTCTTTCCGTCCTTCTCGTCGATGCGGGTTGTGGCCGAACCGAACGTGTCGAACGAAGTTGGCGTGGTGCCGAGAACGCCGACGTGCATGGTCGTGTTCAGGGCGATGAAGCGAGCCGCCCGCAGGTCGATTTCCTGCGCGAGCTGCGCGGCAAGAGGCGCGAAGAGGTTCTTTTCCCGCGCTTCGTCCGTGCGCTCCATTTCAAACATTTGCTCACCAACGCCGGCTTGCAGCGGAATGTGGAAATGCTGGAAGGGGCCAACAGTCGCCCACTTGCGTTCGATGTTCGCGCCAGTCCACAGGGAACCGTCAACGACGGCGCCGCGAAGCGGCTTCTTGACGCGAAGTGTTTGCCCGATGGGTTCGGCTTTGTCCTCGAACTCCATCTCAAACTTTTTGGTCATTTTGTCGGCAATCATCAGGTTGTTTTTCACAAGCCTGACGATCTTGGCCGACACTTTGTCGGTATAAACATGAGTAGCCATGGCAATCTCCGAGGCTCCTAACGCCTCAAAGCGGCAAGCTCGCGCTCATTTTCCAGACGCATCGCTTCAGTCAAGTACCTGTGGTCCCCTGTGCGGTCGTAAGCCGCGTAGGCTTCCTTCAAGGGGTCGCCGGAGGCAGAGGTATTCGCGCTGATGCGAGTTCCAGGCGCGGGAGCAGCCGTAACGGTTATCGGTTTAGGATTCGGAGCCGGAGCGGCAGGAGGCTTGATGAGTTTTTGCATCTCAAACTTGGCAGTCGCCCGCTTTTCTCCTAAGAGGTAAAGCGCACGGTCGCGGTTCTCGACCAAAAGTTTGTCGAAATTCGGAATGTCGGTCAGGGCCTTAATCCGCTCGCCGGCCTCTTTTGTGAGGTTCGGCACGTAATCGAGCCCATCCGGGTCATACCGGATAACGTGGTTCATCGCCAGGGATGCGGGAAAGTCCTCCGAGAAGTACGGCGCGGATTTGATGTTCCGCGCTTCAACGCGGGCCTCAAATTTTGCCGTTTCGCGGTCAGCCTCGGATGTGGCGCGGAAGGCTTGAAGTTTCGACTCGGCTACCTGCTCGAAATAATCGGCAAGCGCCTCGGAATAGGCTTCATTCTTCGCGTCCCACTCTTCAGCGGTCTCATGGCCGGTCATTTTGGGCGGCTTGGGCCGCTGCAATGCCGTTGTCGGTGCCTTAACTTCTGCTTTGGGCGCGGGAGCGGTCTCCGCAGGTTTACTCGCATATTGCTCGCGCAGGAGTTTCAGTTCGGCCTTGAGTTCAGCGTTTTGGCGTGTCTTTCGGGCAAACGCCTGACGCTGTTTCCGTTGCTGCTCGGGGGTTCCGTAATACTCCGGTTCGTGGTCCTCTTCCTCGCCGGGGCCTTGTTCCGGCTTAACTTCTGCCTGTTGGGGCAAAGGCTCTTGTGGCGTATCGGGCTCCGGTGGGGGAGTTGCCGTGACTTCTTTCGGTTTCGGTTCTTCGCCGGTCTTGTCCCAATGTGACCTCTCTTCGGGAGTCCATGAATTCATGACCTCCGCGAAAGACGAGGGCTCAACGGGTGCGATAGGCTCAGGTGCGGCGACGTTTTCCGCAGTGATAACGTCTTCGGGCATTCGTTCTCCTTATCGGACTTCGATGCGCCAAAGAAAAAGGGTCCGGCCCTCCGCTGTGCACAGAGAGCGGACCCTTGTCTTTCTTTGGCTGTTGCAGCGGGAGCAACCCCGGCAACGAAAGTTTTAAACTCTACTCGCCAGTCCCGTTCTGGCTTGCGGCGGCGGCTTCTCGATCCGCTGCGCTTTCCTGCGAAGCATGCTGGCGGTCGGCGCTAGCCTGCTCCCCTTTATGCGATAAATCCCTCGACTGCATCAATAACTTTTCTTGAATTTCGAGTTTCTTTAACTCCATTTGCTTGCCGATCATCGCCATTTCAAACGCCTGTTGATCGTCCTGAAGCATCTTCTTCAGTTGGTACTCGCGCTCCAAGAGCGCCATTTTCCCTTGGTTATCAACAACTTTCCCCTGCTTCTCGTCTTCGAGTTCGATGACCTTCTGTTGCAGTTCTTCGCCGTGAGCATTCAACGCCTGCGCCATGCCCTTCAACTGCTCAATTGCCGCAACCGCGTGCGGAGGAGTCGGCTCCTGCTGGCCTTCGGGATCGGCATATGCGGCCTGTACCGGAGGCGGCTGAAGCGCCGTCGCCACCTTAATCATTTTGTCGCCAACGGGGCCCAGGTTCTTCAATTGAATGATGAGTGGCGAAAGCGGATTGGTCAGGAGTTCCGGATTCTTCGTCAGTAACTCCGCAAACTTCTGAGCATCGACCATCTGACTGACGGAATCCGGCCCCGTGGAGATCGTCACGCTGTGACCTTCCGGTGGGCCGTAAGGATGCGGCTGATCCGGATACGGCGTAATCTTCTCGCTCTTGTACTTCCCGTCTTTCGTCTGAAATCCGACCGTGCGCTCGGAATCTTCGATGTACGCGAGCAACTCATTCTCAATGCGGCCCTCGAACTCAATCGCGGAGAGGTAGGAGTCGATGAAATGGAAATTGTTGGTATCCGCCGCTGCGTCAATCTTATCCTGCGCCACGCCGGACTCGCTCTGCCGCTGCTTTTGGTCCACACCCGTCATTCCCGCCGCGTTTTGAGCATCGCGAATGAAACTGTTCCGGGCGACCTCGTAACCTTCAATTTGCGCCTGAAAGAGAATCTCTTTCGGCTGCTGGACCTGGTTCCCCTGCTCATCGCGCTCGTGGTACTTCAGGTAGGCTTGCGGGTTCCGGTGCGCCAGCTTCCATTGCGTTTCGTAGCCTTCGATGGCCTTATCGGAAACCATGATCTTGGATTTCGTGGACATGCCGAACTGTTCAAGTTCGCCCGCAACGGAAACGTCGAAATTCAGGTTCGGCTCGCGAAGTTTGCGCGTCAGGGACTCAATGACGAGTTCGTCACCTTCGTATTTCTCGCGCCCAACACAGGTCGGAAACGGAATCGTTGATCCGGGCCAAGGCTTTTTCTCGAAAATCTGAAACCCGTTGGTGAAATACTGGCAAACCTTCTTAGATGTGCCTTCGCGCTCGTCTTCAAGCGGGAATTGCTGGCCCTGAGAGTCGGTAATGGTGTCGCCGTCTAATTTGAGTCCCTTTGACTCAAGTTCGGACTCAAAGCAGCCTTCAGAATTCCCGCCAAAGAACAGGACGCGCTCCTTTTGCTCCTCCACCTTCCAGTATTCGGCAAACATGATGGAATCAGGCCGGAGCCATGCCGTGACGGAGACGGACTCAGCGGCGGAAAACCCCTGAATCTCGACATCCGGGTCTTTCATGTTCTTCCAGCGGCGTTTTGCCTCGGATTTCGTAATCCACTGCGTTGCGAGTAACTGCTTCCGGTCGCTGCGATCCGCTTCCTGACAATCGGGGTCATCTAAGATGGAATTCGGATTCGGGATGCGCTTAACGACGATTTTCAGGTTACGCGAACGCGGCGAGGCATACTCCGTATCCACGCGCCAGTAGCCGATACCACGATCCACAGAGTTCTGGAGCGCCGTCAACCGGGCCTGAGACGCATGAGACTCGTAGGAGATCCCGCGAATGCGATCTTCGCGCCGTTCCGCTGTTTTCTTGTCCGCGCCTTCGCCGTTAGGGATGACATCTACGCCGCGAGGGTTCATCCGCGCCTGGTTCACGACGCGATTGTTGTACGGGGAAATAATGTCGGTGTGGCCGCAGGGGCGCGGGTTCTCAACCTTCGAGTACTTGCCACGCGCTTCAAGTTCCTCTTTCGGCCATGGGCCATCAACGGAAAGCGCAATCATGTCAAGATCCGCTTCACGGCGGTTCTTCTCAGAACGCTTCCAGGCGTAATCTCGGAACTCGCGAATTTCCTTCAGGATCTCGTCTTCGTTCGAGATCGAATTGGTTTCACCCTTCGGCAATTAGCAGCCCTTCTTTTTGCCCTTTTTCTTCATGGGCCTCCTTAAGCTGAATTTCAGGGAATTCAAAACGCTTGCCGTAATGCTTGCAGGCTTCATTCCGGCAAATAACCACAAAATCGGAATCAAAATTTTCAGAGTCGCGCCGCTCAATATCGACAGGCCACCAGCAGTCAAGGCAAAACCCGGAAATGTTGGGACGAAACCTCAAGGTTTTCGTCCTTTCCCGGAGTAGTGAGTATTGGACCCGTAACGGCGGATGTGAAAAGGCCAGATTACGGACGAGAATTTTTCGCGGTGCGCTTCAATGACCTCTTCGCCAAGTTCCTGGTTCGCCGCCCGATACGCTTCAAGGATTTTTTCATCGTCCAGGCTTGCGGCAATGGGGTCCTCCCCTTTGGCGGGCAGAGTGCTTTTCACGCCGATAGATATAACCTATGCAAAGCAGTTTTTGATAGTTAATTTCTATGAAGTGGGGTAGAAAGGGGGGAATCAGTCGAAAACTCCATTACCTCCCTGGGGGCCGGTGTCGCATCCGGCCCTTTTAAATTGGTGCTGAGAATGTGCTGTCGTCGAGGTAGGTTTAACGGCCCGAACTGGATGCGATGGATCAGGAATAGGCCGAAGCGGGTGTGTATCCGGGCTCCTGCTGCATAGTAAGCCTTCTGGCGGCAACTTCGGGCAGGACCACCTCCATGTAGGTGCTCATAATCAGGGAATCCAGTTCGTCAGTGGACCGCCCGAGCCGCTTCTTCATTTCCGCCTTCTCTTCAAACTGGAGCGGGATGTACCGCTTCGGCATGATATGCCGCATATCCATCGCGAGCTTCTTCGACTCATCGATCGAGCCGCCATTCTGAAGCAACTGAAGGAATCGCTCCATCATCATGGCCTTGACGTTCTTCCACTTCGCGGGATTCATGGAATGCCCGTTCCAGTTGACCTCAATGATGTTCTTGATGCCTAAATACCGCAACCGGGTACACACGGGCGCCGAGATTCCCGAAGAATCCGTGAACAGCATTTGAACCTTAACAGGCTTATTCGCTCCCGCCGGCTTGTAATCCTTCGTCATGATCTCGCCCAACTTCGCAATCATGAACTCGGGTTCCCGTGTCTGCTCTCCCGGTATGATAATCGGCGGGATCGACCACATATCCAGTCCATGCCGGAAGCGCACCACGTTTGAGTCATCGCCGCCCCAGGCCGCATCCCACGTGGCGATTAAGGCATCGTCGGGAAGGCCCTTATTTTTTGCCGTCTGAGACTTCCGGATTAAATCCTCATCGAAGTACTGCGCCGCGTTCGATTTCGGGGGCAGGCCGAGAATCCACACGCGCACGTAGTCGGAGTCAATCCCGTATTCCTTGATCGCCTCGCTGAGTTCCTCTTTATTGGGAAATCGGCAGGTCCGGGAGTCAATGGATTTTGCTTTCCAGTGACCAAAGGCATACTTCCCCGACAGGGCATCCGCGAAAAACCCGGTCGCCATCGTCGCATTGCCGCGTGCCAGCGCAACCGGGAGGCCGGTCGTCAATCCCGAGAGCGCCACCTCCGCAATCTTGTCGGGGATCTCCGAGGACTCATCGAAAATAATCATGTTCACGGAGCCGATGTTCTGCTGACCGGCGGATGCCTGCGGATTCTCCAGGTTCCATGTAATCGGCACCGCAAACCACGAGTCGCGGGCGCCAAGACGGTAGATGATGCTCGAATTCGCTTCAAACCAGTGCGCGACGACCGATCGGCGCATCCACTTGCGGATCTCCGGCCACGTTTTCGTCGCCAACTGATCCCCGGAGTTCGCCATGACGGTAATTTTTGCGTCAGGCCATGCCGCGAGCATGATTGTGACCGTCATCCCCACGTCGGCGCTCTTGCCGATCCCGCGCCCTGATCCCACAACGCGCAGGATCTTTTTCACCGAATCGACGCCATTGAAGTTCGAGGCCCGCATGTCTTCGCCCAATTCGCGAAGTTCGGTCAATTGCCATTCGTCAGGCTGCTCCACGCCAGATAGTTCGCCCTCGCCCCATTCCCAAAGAATCATGACAAGGCGCTCGGGATACCACTTATTTTCGGCAATTGCTTGAAGGAGTCGCTCGTCGTCAGGGCCCGATGAAGCAGGAAGTTTCTCAGGTCCAGAGAAGGCGTCAGGCGGTATAGAGCGTTCTATCATTCAGCGAGATTTTATGGCCACGCCGATTAATAGGATAAAAAGCATAAACGCCAAATAGAGAATAATGGGAGTCCACCAATCCGGGCGATGCTTGCTCTTTGCGTCAAACGGATCGCCGCTCACCCGTCCACCTTAATGTTGCAAGATCGGAGAAAGGCCGCGTCGTCGGGCTGATCGGATTCCCAATTAAACGGCACCTCGCCAGCCTGAAGTTGCTTCAACTTCCAGCAATGATTGAAGTGCTCATGCATAGCCAGACCGAGAACGCTATCAGCCTCAAGTCTGGCTCCGCATGGACACTTAGCCATCACCGCAGGAAAGGCCGTTTTCCACTCCATCTTGCGCCGATATTCCTCGTCAGGCTCAAACGGGTTATCGTGTGAGGTCATGCTTTTTCGCTTCCTGAAACAATTTCGATGATGCGGGCACCCTTATAAAGCAATCCCTCGGCCTCCGCGTCTTTCTTTTCCGTGAAAGGACCTATAAGGTGGCCCAAACCCTCATACGGCGGGATGTCCACAACGTAGCCCTCAACCTTGTAACTCACGGCTCCACCGCTCCCAGGTGGGAGTCGGGCTCTATTTCCATCCGCCGTGGCTGCTTAATTCTGAAAATCTCTCCAGATGGCATCACGTAGTCCACGACATCTTGTGGAATCACGCGCTCCAGTGGCATGGCGATCTCCCACGGCTCTTCCGGGCAAATCTCGTCCGGAGGTAATGCGGATTCACTCATGAGTCACCTCCTGCAACTTTCGCTCTTTCTCCCGCTCCCGCTGCTCCCTCGCCGCAGCCTCCGCCTTCTCCCGAAACTCTTTCGCTAATTCCGCCCACTCCTTGTCCGTCACAGAGGGACCACCACCGGGTTCCCGCCATCCCGCGCCTTTAACTTCTCCACACACCGCCGCGCCGCTGCCTCCGTCATCTTTGCCGCCTTCTCCCGCCCCAACACCCACTTCTTATGCGCGAGAAATTCAGCAACCTCCGCCGACTTCTGTACCAAAAATTGAGCCACCTTTTTCTACCAAAATTCCAAAAATTTTATAGCAGAGCCAGCGTTTCCGCTCTCGCCTCACGAATCTTCCCGAAAAGATCCTCCATGAGCAGGCTTGCATCCACAACAACTCGCGCAAGTTTCTCGCGAGTCACACCCTCTTCAAACTTAATCTCATCACCATTGATACTGAACAGCGTTTCACCACGATATTCGTAAACCATCTTTCCTCCAGAAATTCCAAATTTTATAGGGAAAATCACACTTCAGGATCTGACTGACATATATGAAGGGGATGGGACCCATTGCCGGTACCAGGCCGGCCAATTTCCCCGTTACCTCCTGATTTCAGGATCAAACCCCCGGAAGTAAGCATGCTTTTCTCTTCAATGTCGCATAACTTGTCTTATGTTATAGACTTACGAACCACTACAGGATGTTGGATCGTCGCCCGTTTGTGGTGCACTTTCCTTCTCGCTCGCGCTCTCTTCAGGTATGCCCGACCCCAACATCTTGTGGTCCACTACAGGTTGTGCTTGGGCCGGAATGACGCGCTGCATTCTCTTCAATGCCGCATCCACCTTGCGTGCTCGTTCGGCTGTCACGACTGTGATGTTGACGTCCCCATGCTTTTGCTGCTCTTTGAAGGCATCGACTGCCTTAAGCTTACCTAACATCTCCCACGCTTTCTCGCGAGGCAGCGTCTTGATGATCTTCTTCCTTCCGACCTGATCCCACGATGCGCTATCGCCATCCTTAGATGGCACCATGTTGGGTGCGTCCGTAATCTCAACGCCACCTTGGCGAGCCCATAGCGGCCACTCGTGAATTGGTTTCAGTTCGCCGGATTCGTCATACAGGTCCGCAACATCGCCGCGTAATCGTTCGGTTGCTGCTTCGTGGAGCTCGATAGCGTCTGCGAGGCCGACAGAGAGCGCGTGATTCACGGCTCGCGCTTGCAGTTCCTCAAGAACGCGCTTAACTTCGCCGTGTTCGATAGCCTCACCTGCGTGAGTTTCCATCCATTTCGGTAGTCCCGCTTTGCGAATCGCGGTTGCCATACCGGAACCCTTGAGGCGTTCGGCAATGTAGCGAGCTTCGCGGTAGGTCACGCTTCATTATTGAAACGTAGCCGTGAATTGTCAAATGATTGAAGAATTGGCCTGCGGCAGCAAGGAAGCTTGGAAAGAAAAAACGCATTCCTCGGGGTTCCGCGTCCTTGCGGGATGGAGGGTAGCACGGCATGGAAGTATTTGCTAGGGTTTGGTTTTTTGGTGCCGTTCAATGATCTTGCGAATGAGAGACAGGTTTACGTCGCGGGAGACGCGTCTGGTTGCGCGGATAGACACGGTTTTCTTGACGACGGTCCGATTGTATTTAGGCTTTAACTCATAGATAAGTCTACGCTCCAGTGTGTTAGCGTCGGCCTCAGAACTGCAGCAAATGAATTCAATCTCATGGCAGGACTCACGGACATCACTACGATGGTGTACGCGCCCAAGTGGCCGATCAATTCCGTGATAACTACTGCCGATGTATAGCGGCTTTCCCTGCCGATCCCGAAAGATGTAAACCAATGGCGAGGTAGCGCGATTCAATTGGTCCCGAGTCCACGTGAAACACTTGCGGCTTTCCATGTAGTCCATAGACCAATTATACCGCACGCGCCTAATGTCGGCTTTCCTTACAAGTGTCGGCCTGGCTTACAGGTCGCTTACGTAGCGGTAAGTATTAGACTTAGGCGAGGTTTTCGCCGGCGAGTGTCGGATTTCCTTACAAAGTCAGGTTTCGCGTGTTCCGTATGTGCTTCATTCCACCCGGAAATAGTTTGGCATGCTTAGTGCTACGTCTGTTACCGGAGGCACCCTATGGTTCCACACTACCTTTACGACTGGACTGAAGATGTAGCGCGTTACAGAAACATTCTCGGCGGGCCAGCGTTAACCCTTGAAGAATTGATTCTTGACGCCATAGACCGCCATGCCGCGTGGGTCATCATTGGCAACCAGCAGATTGCAGTGGAATCGCTAATCAAAAATTGGACAACCCGATAACAGGAGGAAAGCAAATGACACGTCAAGGCAAGCTTGGAATCAATGACCTCGGCTGCTATGCCGATGGCGCAAACGGCAGTGACCACGCATCACGCAAACTAGCGGACCTTATCCATGAATTCGACGGGTCGGAAGAATTGCGGAAGGCACTTCTTCAGGATGATGACGAATTCCAGCCCGAAGTGCAGGATGAGGCCATCGAATGGCTTAATGACAACGTGTGCGACTATCCCGCACAGTTCATCTTTTCCGGTGGCGATCTCCTTCTTGTCAACATCGAAACTTGGGAGGAATAACAACGTGAAAACCGAAAAACATATCGCCCGCCGTACTTGGCCTGAGTCCGCATGGTCAACGGACTACCATTTCCCCGAATCCGCCGTAGCTGCCGGTGAACTGCGCGGAAAACTCAAAACCTACGGACCATGGCAACTTCCCGTCTCCTACACTGCTTTGGCTGTCGAGTACACCGAGGTAGATGAAACCCACTTCTCGCCATACTATCCGACTGCGATTCTTCACGGACTCCGCACAATGTCGCGTCCAAGGGAATCGGGATATGTCCTTGAAGGCCAGGTTTCGATTGACGGGAAAAAACGACGCGCCTTTACCTCGTCTGCACTTTTCCTTGTCGGCGGAAAACTCGTCGATGTCGCAATCCTTTACGTCTGCTCAAATGGAGGCAAATAACGTGAAAACCCTAACAATTGACGACCTTAAGCAGATTTCCCTTGGTCGCGTCGATGAACTCCTGCGCCAAGGTCGGATCTCTCGCGAGATCGCAGCCGAATACATCCACCTATGGAACACGTCGGCCTTTCGCTTTACCGAAGCGTACCTCAGTCTCGATGGAACGCGGATCTATCAACGCAATTTAGGGGAATTATATACATGACTCCCTGTGAAGGCCGACGATGAAGGTTTCCGTTTCGCAGACGATTAACTGCGCCCATCAGTTGCCGAGAACAGAACTGCATGGGCATACGTATCGCGTGATAGTCATTGCCGAGTCTTTCTTGGGCGTTGACGGGCGAGCCATTCCGTTCGAGGACCTAAGACGTGAATTGGAGCGTATTGCATACAAAGTCGATCACCGCCAACTTGAAACAGTGATCGGAGAACCGGCCACTGCCGAGCGTTTGGCCTTATGGTTCCGCGACCAGTTCTCACGGCGACCCTTAACCGTTCGAGTTGAAGTCGGCGATGGCGGCTGGGTGGAGACGGAATGAAAGAGCCACCGATTTGCTCGCGATGTAAGTGGCGCGGTTGCCCTCCTGATAGGAAAACCTGCGATCACTGCCGCCGACAAATCGCGGAGTACAACGCTAAATTTCGGGAAGGTTTGCTGGAAGACAAGCGGCTAAATCGGAAACTCGGGATATGGAAATGAAAATCAGAGTTCTCGTAGGCGAACGTCCTGCCCGATCTGTGAGAAGAATCTGCGACTTGCACGGTTGGGGTGAGATGTATGTCTACTCGAAGCCACGCGAGAACTTTCATCGTAGCGGCTTTGACAATGGGGCATATCTGGATTGGGTGAACGGCAGACCATTTGACGAAAAGAGGTATCGAGATGCGCTCGACATTGCAATGGATCAGCCGTATCCGCCGTACATGGCCGTTGTGCCTGATTTGGTCGGCCGTGGGCGCGAGTCATTGGAATTTTCAATGCGATGGCTGGACAAGTTGCCGACTGGTTGGCCCTGGTATTTGGCGCTTCAAGACGGGATGCAGGTATGGGAAGTTGAGGAAGTTATTCACCACTTCGACGGTCTATTTCTTGGAGGAACGGACGCCTTCAAACGTGACGCTCAGGACTGGCGAAATGTGGCTGCAATTCACTGTAAGCGGTTCCATTTCGCCAGAGCTGGCACGGAGACGAAAATCAAACAGGCGATTAACATTCAGGCGGATTCACTTGACTCCAGTTTTCCACTGTGGACGGTCGAGAGAATTCGCCGAATGGAGTATCTAGTCAATGACTGGCAAACCCATGAACCGAAACTCATTAGGGAGTTATGTATATAAATCCCCAATTTAGACTAACCGGAGGCATCCATGACAGACATAATGACCGCAGTTCATATCAAACTCGCTCACGCCGTAACGGAGTACGACCGTAAGCAATTCGGCAAGCGTGGGTATAACCCCTACGCACTCGGGCAATACCTTCAGGCCGTGGCAAATGTCGACGAAGACTTAGCCGCCGGTATGGATCTCCGCAAGGCTATCGTGAGCAATTTTAACGGTCGCCTACTTGACCGCTGTCTTAAGGCGGTCGGGCTCGAAACCAGCACGATTGAGGAACAGCGATTCTAACTAACGGAGGCATGAACATGAAGGCTATCAGCACGAAGTATCACGGACCAACAAACACTCGCGGTTCACGTATCAGCGCGACAGACGGCGACACAACAATTTTCGTTTCATACCACGATGACGCCAGGGAGCCGCACGACGTGGCTGCACTCGCGCTCTGCAAGAAGCTTGGCTGGAGCGGTACGCTCATCCGTGGCGGTACCAAGACAGGCAATGTCTATGTGTGGGCACAATTTGGCACGTACAACGTGCTGGAAGACAGCCTTGATGTTGTACACACGCCAAGGCTTGACGCGGTGCGCCATGCCTAAAAACCCCAACGCCGTGAACCTGGGCCGCATGGGAGGCAAAGCCAAAGCCTCCCGTATGACCGCAACCGAACGCTCTCAGGCGATGTCCGATGCCGTCTCCGCCTATTGGGCTGGCATGACGCCCGAAGAGCGTACCGCTGAATTGAAACGAAGAGCACAGGTCCGCAAGGACAGAAAGGAAGCAAAATGACTTGCCGTAAATGCAAAGACATGATCGAACCGCAGGATAATTACGTCCGCTATGCCTCACGGCATACGGCACACTGGAATTGTTTCTTCGGTGAGGATACGCCCACCGAAGCAGCTATGCGGCTTTCTCGGTTACCGGATCACATGCAAAAGAAGGTGCCGTGGAAGATCGCGGAACGCCTCGGGCTGGATCACATCATTTCCGCCGCATACAGGCGCTAACCCCCTCAAACCCCCGACTCACCCTCGGGGGTTTTCCTTCTCTCGCTTCGCATACACTCCGCGCATTCATTCCGGTATCCCCACTTTCGCGCCACGTTCCTGTAAAAGTGAACCGCGTTCAATGGCTTATCCTTAAGGCAAACACAGCATCGCCTGGTCTCCGGCGCCGGTTGCCCCCATCGGCATGTTACGCACTTCTGCGCCTGCTTCGACATCGGCCGGCCGCACGCGCAAACATGCTGCTTACGCTGTCCGCCTTCGCCTACCTTCCAGCCCTTCGGCTTGCCCGTCTTCAGTTTATTCCAACACGATCGGCACCTGGTCGATTGCGAGGACTTGATACCGCCACACTCACATTTATTCTGTTGATGTTGGGACTTCACCTGAACATGCCGTGCGCCTCTGTGGAGGCTTAACAATTCCGCATCACAGAAGCCGAAACCGCAGGCGGGGCAAGTGGCTTCAATCCTCATAGAAGTTGCCTCCAATCCGGCCTGATCCTGTCTAGGATCGCTTCAAGCCGGCGTATTTCAGCCCGTAGTTCACGTATCAGTAGCCAGTCTAAAAGACTGAAGCGGTCGGAGTTCACTTTTGGCGCTCCATATACAGGAACTCAACGACAAACAGGAGAACCACAAACATAAAGACAGTGGCACCTATGGAGCCTTGCCAAACGCCGAACGCGATAGCCCCGAGGACGCATAAAAATAGCAACATTTGAACCCGTCTCGTCACTACTCATACCTCAGAGATCCTTAGATTCGGGTAAAGCACATGGAAAAGCTTGTTCTTCAGCCGATACACGGGCGTTTTCATCCCCTTGGAATCCTCCACAATTGCCCGCCCCTGCATATCCAGGTAGCAGAAGTCCGCAATATACGTGCAAACCTTCACGCCATTGACGACTAGCGGAAACTTCTGCTGTAAGGTCAGTTCCGTGATGTATCCACTACGCTCCAGGATGCGGAGTTCCTGGTAGCGGAATGCTTCGCGCTTTGAAGCAAAAACGTGCCCCTCGACCTCGGTACGTACCGCCCGATACTTACTCAATCCCCCTCCACCATACCCTTTCCGCGCTCGCGATCCGCCGTATACACTTCGGGCAAAACGGCCCCTTCGCACGCTCGCCACACTTCAGGCATAGCCCGACGCGAGTCTTAAGCCGCCGCTTCATGTCCGCCTGACGGTTACGAAGTTTCACTTCAGGGCCGCTTTCAGTTGCTCCGTGAGGATGTGACTATATAGATGAAACTGACACGCAGGGTCCTCAAGCCGCCGACTTGTGAAAGCCTCATGGCAACGGCATGACCCGATCTCCACGATAAGATGGCTCAACACATCCCGGAGCGCGGCGTTCTGCTGCTCTAGCCGCGCAATCTCCTCGTCCTTCGTGTTGATGTGGGCGACGAGGGCGGCTTTGGCTTCTCTTGCGGGCTTCCGAGACGCATCGTCATAATGCCCGCACTCAAACTCGGCCTGTCCGTAACGGTCTAGCAGCGTTTCAAAAGTGGGTTGGTCGGTCATGGCTTTACTCCTAATAATGGCCGTGTTTGTAGCAGCGATTTGTTTATCCGGTTTCTTCCGGTGGCCCCTTGGGGCGTCACGGCCAACGCCATCGCAGGACTGCTACAATTTACCGACTATTTGACATAACTAAATCTTTTCAATCTCCGCCCATTTCGTGAACGCCAACCGAATTGCGATCTTGCGGTCAAGATGTTCGGCCTTCAATGAATCGTCCTTGCCACCATCCGGCCGAACGCGCCACAACTTCCCTGTCGAGCGATACATAGATGGCTCGGGCATAGCCTCCAACAACATCGCATTCGCCGCCTCGTCGGTGTCCCAACCGACGGCAATGTGTTGGACGCACGAATCAGACTCTCCGGTCGCAGTTATACAGCGTTCAGGACAAAGCCAAGCACCACCAATAGAAAGAATCAATTCGATGCCGCCACTACACGTCTTAATCCACGTCGGCTTCGGCTCAAACCAGTTGCTAATTTTCTCGTTCAGCGTCATCGCCGCGCCTTTCCGCGCTTCCTGGCCACCGGGCGAATCTCGACGCGGACGATATTCCAATACACCGGGTCGTATTGGTTACGGAGGTCCCTGAAGTTCTCGTCCAGTGCCACGCGGTAAACTTTCTTGCTCAATACCCATTGAATCGCCCACGCCTTAACCGTCTTCACTTCTTCCCCCTCTTCTGCCCTTCCCTTCATGGCTCTCCCCTGTGCCAACTTACATGCCGTCGAACAAAACCGCTTCCCGTGCCCCGTCTCAAAGCGCACAATACAGCGATCCGCCGCGCAGTAGTCCCAACGCTTAAGCGCCATACTCCCTCACCATGCGATCCTGGTATTCCTTATCGACGCCGAATTTTTCGCCCTCGCAATTCATGCCGAGATTGGACAATTCATCAGCGACGGAGTTCAGTTCCCGAGGTATCCACGTATACCGATGATTGGATCTCCGGAAACGCCACGCATCACGAGCGTATTTTTCATAGAGCCCCCGTTTTATTTTCCATTGACCGGACATCTGGCGAATGACAAGCATGGAATCGCCGCGAAACTCGACAGGTTCATCGAAGGACTTGGCCCAAATTAGAGCGGCTAATATTGCGGAATATTCGGCCACATTGTTGGACATTTCCGGCCCTTCGCCCACGTATCCGTATTCCTGACTAACAACCTTCCCATCCCGGTAGGCAATCCATCCCCATCCCGCTTTCCCTCCAGGGTTTACCGGACCACAGGCACCGTCGAAGTAGATTTGAAGCACCCTCTAACCCCCTACTGTTTGGGTGGTGAAGTGGACACACGGAGACCTACCCTTCGGTCTCCAGAAAATACTGCCCGGTATGGAGCCAGAATTGTTTCTGGGTCAGCTTCTCGAACGGTTACAACGTTTCCAAATAAACGCGGGTCAACAACTTTTAACGTCCTGCCCGTCGAAGGTTCGGCAAAAGGTCGAGCGCGACTAAAAACTCCGTGGCTCTCACTCGACGGGCTTGGCTGTTGATCCCCTCGGTGGCTGTTCCGGTTTGCTGGATTATCGCTGTCTCTTTCACCCTGACAACCTCTACCCACATAGACGCCGATTACTCGGTTGGTGAAACGTGTTTGGAAATTCAGCAGGAAGGATGCAGTCGCAGTCTTCCAGTCAGAATCCACGCCCCAGCCCTGAGTTAGCGTGCGGCTGGCACCCGACTGGAAGGCTGTCCTCGACTCAGGCTTACGCGCAAAATCAAGTGAGCCAACCGCATTTCGTTTATAGCACAAACTACCGCGTCGATTCAAAGAACTATTCACTGAAAAGCCCGCCTGCTTTCGCCTGCCGCGTTTCGGCCTTAATTGCCCTCCGCATGGCCTCGCGTTGCTCCGGACAGGTAAAGTAAGTTTCTCCTAAACAGGCGAGATCGCAGTTGCCTACGTGCTTCCAGAAATGCTGCGGGGCGCAAACACGGCAAATATGCTCACCGGGCCCCAGTGCGTGCTCACCATTCCCAGTGCCAGAGGCCACGGGAATGTACTCCTCCCATCGCCCGAGGAAGGTCGAAGCGTACAGGTAGCCGCGCCAGGGATTCGCCCTACAGTCGGCAATATAGGCATCGTAGGCGAGCGTCAGTAGTTTGCCCTCGCCGCGCTTCTGGATCGCGTCGTAGCGGGTCCTAGCGCGGGCCTTGTCGCCACGCCGCATGGCTTGAGGAAGTTGAGCCCACCATTCCGCAAACGTCATAACTCAGAACCCCTTCACCACCTCAACACGGTCGTGCTGCGCGGCCTTGGTGCGGCGCCGGATCTCGGCTAAGACGAGGGGGAGCGTGAAGTTGCGCCGTCGAAGTTCTTGGGCACTTTCCCCGCCATCAGCCATGAATCCGACTCGCATTAAGCCGAGTTCCGCCGGACATACTTCATTGCCTGCGTACCCGTGCTGACGCTTCCAGTCCGAATAGAATCCGTAGTGCGGTTTGTCCGGTAAAAGGCCGACAATGCAATGGCAGCTATCGATAAACCCAAACGTGCCCGCCCTGCACTCGTCGATGACGCGGGTCAGGTAGGCGCTGTCCTGTGATGCGAACCATTTGCGGAGTTCGGCCTTGGCGTTGCGTAAAGTCTCGTTTCTCATAAACTCCTTTCGTATTGTTCCCTGTAAACCGACGCAATGTGCCTGGCGAGCGGGAATGGAATCTTCGCGATTTCTGCGGATGCTTGCTTGCGGGCGGGTGAATGCGATGACGTGCTCGGGATCTTCCAACCCAGGGCGTTCGGATGCCTCCGCTCAGACCCTACGGACCCCTTAATTCCAACTAACTCCACCGAAGCCGTCTGAAAACTGCCTCCCGAACCGTCGAACCGGAAGCCGGGGACCTTTAAGCCTTTAAACGTCGTCGGCATCAATGCTGGCACGTCCCCCCACAAATAGAATGATCCGTAATTCCACTTCGCTGGCCCGACCCACGGTTGAGCCCCGCGCACATTCTCGAGAACCAACGGAATGTGATGCCCCGCCGCCTCCGAGGCTTCGCGCTGAATCCGGAAGCACGCTTTGAAGAGTTCGAGCTCCTTGGCAATCCGCAAGGGACACAGCCGCGTAACGGCGCCCAACAGCTTCGCCCTGGTCCACGGCATCGCGATGTAGCTGAAGAACTGGCACGGCGGACTCGCCACAATCAGCGCCGCGTCTTTGAACTGCGAGCCGTGCAGCGTTAAAACATCCTGGAGCACTAACTGCGCCGGATACGGACGCCGCTCAATATCGAAGCCAACCACGTCATAACCCTCTGCAAGTAATCCTTCAGTCCAGCCGCCAAGGCCACAGAAGAGATCAATGGCGAGCGGCCTCACAGTAACTCCCGGAACCCCCAAGCAATGCCGTACAGCGCAAGTAAGCCGTTGACGAGGCGCAGAATGCGCGAGGTCATGCCGACCTCTTTCGCTTTTTCCGGCATTGGTCACACAGAAACGGATGAACCCACCCTGACCGCGAATAGAGCGCGATACTGTCGCTTCCATCGCTGCGATTCCGCCCGGAGACGACTCGCCGCAGGCTTTTCGTTAGGGCTTCAGAACATTCATCGCAGCCATAGACATCCCCGCAGACTTCGCACGCGTGCCAGCGATCCGCCGCCCGACGCTGCTGGTTTCGCCAGTGGTTTGTTCGCTTCATGACACGCCCTCGACATTGCAGCAATTTAAGGTGGAGTCCTTCAGTGAAAGCCCTATGTTCTGCTCGATTTCATAATCCAAGTGGCCCCGGAGTCGCACGCGCTTCCCGGTCGGCCTCCAGCCCATCACTTTCAAGTCGGTCGAGGTGTAAACCGTGTAACAGCGGGTAGTCCACGAACAGTGCTTGATCGTGAAACAGAAATAGCTTCGCTGTGGTCCATGATTGGCACTACGGACAATCCGGAGTAAACCGCTAGGAGTTCTCACCACGTCGCCAACTTTCAGCGCCTTAATCCATGGCAGGCGGGGATCGGGAATCACTGGTACTCCCCCGACTCCAGCCCAGGCTCCATCGCGGTATTCACCCCAAACGCAAGGCGGTCAATTTGAGAGCGTTGGAGTTCGGCAAGACCATGCTTCTGGCGGAATCGCTCAACCCACACGCGGCTGCATTCGAGGCAATTGCGGCCTTTCCCGGTTTTCAGGTGGCCGCGCCGACAGTAAGGACTACGTGTGCGTCGAAGGTTCTCTTCGTGGGTAACTGCGTCCAAATGCCGTGGATTACAGCAAAGCTTGGAGGTGCAACCCTTCGCCTTGGAATGGTCGATAGTCATTCCCGCCGGGATGCTGCCGTGTTTTAATGCGTAGGCAACGCGATGGGGATAAACGGTCTGCTTGCCGATCTTAAAACTGCCGTACCGATATTTGATCTCCTTACCATTGGTGCCGCCCCTCCACAGCCAGCACTCATCAGGCTCGCGGACATCGACATAGAACAAGAACCTGTCAATGTCGGACTCCGACATGGGAGGGATCTGTTTCGGCGCATTTGGTTTTATGTTGCAGTGCTTATTCGTGTCGAAGGTCGTCAAAGATGCATTATGCTCACTCTGTCCGCCATCCAAGCCGTTAATTCTGCTATTCGTATCAGTTAGTTCAGTCTGCAGTCCCATACCGCCTCCGAGTGTAGGAATGTCGCATAACGCATTACACGGTTACACGATGTAGAATTTGAGTTTCTTCGCCCGTTCGTCGTCGGCCCGTCGCTTGAACCACTGAAGCACCCAGGGCCGATCCATCCAGTCCTTGCTGGCTTCCTCGAACGCTTCAAGGTCGGACAGCTTCCACATGACGCGCCCGCCGATTTTGATGCGGAGTTTCTGCATGGAAGCGTCGTGATAAGGCCACTGTCGGCTGACCCCGTAGCGTTCCGCAACCTGCTTGGCGTTCAGGAAGACTGGCTTCCCTTCCCCGCTCCCCTGCCCTGAATCGCTCACCGCGCCCTCAGTAGCCGTACCAGGCTCATTGCCTCGCGCAGCAGGTAGCGCCCGCCCATGGCGCACGACAGCGCCCCGAGCACGAAGAAGAACTCGACAAGCAGGTCGGGCGTGGTTAGCGCCCAATAGGAGAAGATGAGGAATCCGGCACCGAAGACCGACGCGCCGACAAAGGAACAAAAACACTCGACGCGGGCTTGAGCGCGGTCAAAGAAGTGTTCAGACATTTCAGCCTCCAGTCTCAGGCGATTTTGGATTCGGCGGCTCTGCTCAGTCCTTCCTTCAGGCGGTCAATCGTGCGGAGGGTAGGAGAGTGCAGGCCAGCGAACATGTCATAGATAGAAGTCTTGTGAACTCCGGAAAACCTCGCCAGTTGCGGAACGCTCAATTTCTGGCGCTCCATCTTACGGCGAAGGCTGTCAATTTCTTGGCTCGGCGTCTTCATGTCAGGTAGCATCCTACCGAAGTAGGAACTATTCGTCCATAAGAAAATTCCCGAGTCGGTTTTAGGGGGCACCTTCGGACAATGACCTTTTGTACGCTAACGTACGGTGACGGGGGTCCTATATCGGTGTATGATGCGCCACATTAAATCGTTTTAAGATTTGAGGGGCAGGATGCGGAAACTGGCGATGATGGTGTTGGCTGACCTGAAGGTAATTCAGGCGCAGGGATCTCCTGAAGATTTACAGCGGGTCCATGCTTATATGGAATTCGTGCGCGAAACTATTGAGCTTCGAGGAGCGCGAGGAATTCGGAAACACTCTCAGCGGAATTCTGAACGATCCGCCGAGTCTTCGGATTCGACAATCCACGAATAAGGGACTCGATCCAGCGTGTTTCGTCCTTGTCAGTTAGTTTGATCGACGCTAATTCGGTGCGCGTAATGACATTAGAGAAAAATTCAGCCAAATTAGAATCACAGGCTGTCACGATCTGGTTCAGCGTATCGACGCCGGGAACCTGCTCGCCCTTTTCAATGTTACTAATGGTCTTCCAGGCGATTCCTACCTTATCCGCAAATTTCTCCTGACTCAAGCCGCCATGCGTCTCCGAGTAGATGATCCGCATGTGCTTGACCTCACGAGCAACGAACTGCCGTAACTTCTCGTCTACCATGGCCGCGAGATTCTCGTACAATTCGATAAATTTTGTCCTTGTCATAGACTTCAGCATCCGGTAGAATCCTTCCTACATTCTGACTAGTTTCCCACGGAAACAGGCAAAATGGAATAAAGAAAGTGGTGGTTGGGTTCTGGCCTCGAAGTAGCCGCAACGCTCGCAGCGGCGAAAGTCGGCGGTCGAAAGACGTTAGTCCGAAGGCAGAAAACCTGACCATGGAGGAAAGCAATGCGCCCCCTTGTAGACCGCGAAAGCGTGCTCTCGTGCCTGTGCCGTTTCGGCGGGCGCGGGCGATGCCCCGAAGACTACCTGACCTGTGAGTACTGCGGGGACCGCTGCGATTCGCTGACCACAGTTGAGGATGCTGACGCGACGGTCGGGTATCGCGGCGAAATCGACGTGTGCCCGACGTGCTTAGAAAGGATAAGAGCATGAGTTACACGAAAGGTCCGTGGAAGGTGTGGCCATACAGCGGAGCCGATAAGTGGATTGAAATTGATGGCCCGGCCGTTCAGGTGGATTACGACGACGTAAATCATAAAGAACAAGCCGCCAACGCCCGCCTGATCGCCGCCGCTCCGGAACTGCTGGAGGCATGCGAGGTTGCCCTAGAGTCACTAAGGGCGTGGAACTCAATCGGACTCCCGCATGAGCATCAAAAAGCAGCGCGTGAGGCTTACGAAACATCGCCTGAGATTCAGCGGTTATTGAAGGCAATCGCCAAAGCGACGGGTGCCGCATGATCTTCCACAACCAGGACATCGACCACGCCGGGCACCCCGTCATCCTTGAAGTGTGGTGCTGCGAATGCCGCGCCGAGACAGAGTGCGAAATTGTCGAGACGCCGCATTCTCGCGTTTTGATGTGCAAGCGATGCACGGAATATTTGAATCGGGAGGCCCTGTGAGACGACGGATGACGTTTGGCGAGTTTTTGAAGTTGCTGCCGAAGACAAAGTGGACGCTCACAGACAGAGGGGAGATTGTCTGCAAAGGCGAAGACTGTCCGTTTCTTTTCGTGAGCGGACTAATTGGAGTCAGGCGGCACGATTTAGTAACTCTCGAAATGCTGCACCATCGAAGAAAGCTCTTCGCCGCTGCTGACAATGACGAGGGCCATGATCCCGCCATCCGCCGCCGCCTGCTTGAGGCTTGCGGGCTGAAGGAGAAATCATGACCCCGCTGCGTGAAGTCGAGAACCGAGACCTGCCAAACTTCACCGACTACCAGCAGGACCGCATCGAAGCTTTGAAGCGCAGGATCGCCGAGCAGGACTTGGACATCGCGTACCTGAATGCCGAGATCCTGAAATGGCAGCAAATTGCCGCCGACTTGAGAGAGGAGTATTGGAAATGAGTACCGCATTAACGGTTAATCCAAAGGCTGAAGCTATCGAGCGCGTTGTCATTCAGGGGGATCTCGCCCGTCTCAATCCTGAAGAGCGCGTCAATTATTACCGGCTCGTCTGTGAGTCCGTAGGGCTCAACCCCCTGACGAAGCCTTTTGAATACATCACACTAAACGGCAAACTCACGCTGTACGCTCGCAAGGATGCAACCGATCAACTGCGAAACATCCACCAAGTCAGCGTCCGGATTGTTGGCCGCGAAGTCGTGGAGGGCTGCTATGTCGTCACGGCTCAGGCATCATTCCCGAGCGGTCGCGTGGACGAGAGCATTGGCGCCGTGCCTATCGAGAACCTGAAGGGCGAAAACCGCGCCAACGCGATGATGAAGTGCGAGACCAAGGCCAAGCGGCGCGTCACGCTGTCAGCCTGCGGCCTCGGGATGCTCGACGAAATGGAAATTGAAACGATTCCATCGGCGCGTCAGGACATCCAGCGTACAACCGCGCCAATTCCGATATCTCGCAACCCCGCCATGGTGGCGGCTCCGGAAGGCGGCACTAGTAAAGGGCAGGCTAACCCGGAGAAGGTTGCGGATAAACCGCAGGAGGGGGGCGTCTCTGCCGGGGCTCCGACCCCTCCAATGCGGGAGCGTCAGCCAGGGGAAGACGATGAACCGCCGGACGCGCTGATTGATGCCCTAGAGAAGAGCATCACACTAAAGACCATCGCGGATGATCCGGGCATGATTGCAAATTTCGCCAAGTCGTTCAGGGAGGCGCTGCCAAAGCATTTACAGAAACAGCCAATTCAGGACGAATTAAGGCACAAGTGGCTGGCTGAACAATTTTTCATGGACAAGAATGGGAACCCATCATCGGAGTCGATTCCAAAACAGGAATTCAATAAGTGGAAAGCGCAGGCGTGTAAATGGGCGGCATCGCAGTAACCTGCGGGTACTGTCGAAGTGAATTTAGGTCGCGGGAATTGACCAAACCTAAACGCTTCTGTTCCCATGAGTGCTATTGGTCATGGCATCGCGGCCTGAACCATAAGCGATGGAAGGGCTATCCGAAATATTTGCACTCTTCAAGGATGCTGTCTGCTCTCCATAAGGCTCCACCGGAGCATAGATTCATTGCTGAAAAGGCCCTAGGTAGGCCACTACCTTCCGGAGCCGTAGTCCACCATGTAAATGGAATCAAATCCGACAATCGAAATTGCAATTTAGTGATTTGCGAGAATGAAAAATACCATCGCCTACTACATGCGAGGCAGCGTGTTATTGACGCCGGGGGCGATCCTGGCAATCAAAAAATATGCTGTAAGTGTGGGGTCCTTAAGCCGCTAATTGCATTCGACCGGAATCGCCAAGACTGGAGTGGGCATCATCCATCCTGCAAGACGTGCAGAAAGGCTGAAAATTATGGCCGACCAAGATAGCTGCACCTGCGATGTCGTCTCCGAGACGATTCACCTCTGTAGCGAACATCACCGTTATTGGATCGGCGGCACCGAGCGCACATCCGTCAGTCGCGTCATGCGCGATGTCCTGCCGCCGACGTATCCGCCCGGTATTGAAGATCGCGTGGAGAATGCTAGAGAGCGCGGTACAGCGGTCGATGCGCTTGTCTCGGCATACGTCACGGGCCAGCCGCTTGTTATTCCTGCGGGAATTCCCGTGAGCATGGAAGACGAGATTAAGTCACTCTTTGAGAAGTTTGCGGACTGGTGGGATAAGCAGGGGTTTAAGGATGTCTCATCACAAAGAATTGTCCACGACGGAGAGATTGCAGGTGCCGTGGATCTCCATATTGATGGCGCGATCTTTGATGTCAAATGCACCTATGATTTGCTGCCGTCACATCGCCTTCAGGTCGCCGCCTATCTGGATCTCGATAAGAAGGCAGAGGGCGGAATGCTCATTCACCTGACAAAAAGATTCAAAGCTCCGAAGTTTGAGGCAATAACCATGACGGACGAGGCGGAATGGACCATAGTCCGCGATTTCTGGAGCCTGAAGAAAAGACTGTCTGCCTGAAGCGGCCCGGTCGGTGCGACTAACACCAACCGGACCTGTTGCATAACCCGCGATTGCCCGCGAGTCAGCCGTGACCGAATTGTGGGCTTTCGCTTAACCAGAAAGCAAATGTTCACAATGAAGAAACTATTGTTTGCTCTGTCTCTGCTGTTCGTTGTGGTTTTGAATGTTGCCGCCGCAGAAATTTATGAATGCCGCGCCAATGGAAGCATCGGAGAAGATGACCCATACGGATGTATTGCCGCAAATTGGGTTGAAGTTGGAACAGGTAGTGCCTCAGCGTCAATAACATTTGATCCAGGACCAGGTTACGCAGCGCTTAATTTGTTTCATTCGCTAAACAACTGCACATGTTGTACGCGAACAACTTTTAGTCAAGCCGAAGGATCTTACGCGGGCGCGACACTACAAGTAAAAATTTACAATGATTATGGATTAGTTGCCCAGGCAACTAAAACGGCTAGTAATGCTTGGGGGACCTTCGGTGGAAGTAGTAGTTACAATCCTACTCTCCTAAATATGATGGGGTGTGATCTTCCTGAAGTTGAGTAGTTAAGGGCGCGGCTTTTCTCCCTTCGGAAAGACCCATACTCCGACAACAATGCCGTTTCGTTTATGCGTAGAGCGCCGATAACATTTGCCTTGCCAGTCCCGAAAGGGAACGGACTCGTGAGAAAATGTTCCAGAAGTTTCGATATACGGCTGGCCGCAATCGAAGCGGTAATAATATAGATAGGCGACCCCGAAAACTGCTGGCGCGAGCAGCAGAGTAAGTTTGGCACGCTGCG